GCCTGACCCATATGCTCCCAACCTGTGGGAATTTGATAAGGTGCTTTGATTGAGTGGTCACACTTCTTACATTGCCAGCTAAAGAATCCCACGGTTCTCCTCCTCAAAAATGTATGCGTTTTTCCATGTGTGATAAATGTCTCGCGCAATATCGCAATCTACAGGATAATACTTATCACCTTCTTCTACTCTCTTATCTTCATCATGCCATGTGAACTCAAGGAGTGCTTGTAAAACAACCTCTAGTTCATCTTTATCCAACTTGGGATGAAACGGCCCATCATAGTTCTTCATTTCATACTCTTTCATTACTTACTCTCCTCTTTGGTAAATTTGTGTCAACTCGTACATAATATCCATAGCTTCTTCTGTCTGCTCAACCTCAGCAGCCTCCTCAATGGAGAGAATGCCTGTATCCTCACCCTCAAAAGACTCATGAAAGTCCTCTGGGTTCTCCTCATTCGCCATCCACACGCACATTCGCTCATAAAGAACTTTGGGAATACTCTTAGTCCTGCACACTAGTTTTGTATGCTCACCAATGTTACCCTCGAATCCACAATATCCACACTTACTCATCTTTACTGCTCTCCTCAACCCATAATAGTTGGACTGTTTGATAATCTTTAATAATTTCGTAGGCTTCTTGAATTAATTGTCTTGCACCATCAATCTCTGGGCAGTCATCAAAGCACTCAGTCGCGTCTATAAGAAAGTATGCAAGGCTATCATCAACATCACCCAAAGCCTTCAGGTCATCTGTGAATAACTCTAACTGCTTCTTGTATTTTGCTAATTCAGTATCCATTATTTCCATACCTCGTTTTGCCCATCAATGCGCCAGATTAGTTCTTGGATACGATCTGCAACCTCACCTGCTTTCTTAGCAGTAAGTCCGTCGTACTTCTTTGCATCATCCATACGGTCCCGAAGAAGGACAAGTTCATTGATAATGTTATCTGTACTCATTACAGTTCATCCTTGTCTCTGTGGTCATCGTAGTTCTCATCTACTTCATATTCAAGTAAGTGCCGTGCTGTCACATTTTCTTCTAAAGTGTGAGAATACTCAAAGAGATGATCCTCCATTCCCATCGCAAGCTCAATAGCTTCCTCCTCAGAGTTAGCTTCTACAATCCTGTAAGAATTGTGAACTTCGGGAACACATACTTCATACTTCTTCATCTTCGCTAATCTCCTGTAGGCTGTAGCCATTGAACATCCAGTTCTCAGCTTCGTCAATATCGTACTTCAAGTTCTGAAGTTGCTCATACATATTGTGGTAAGTGTGATCTATCATCTCGATAGAGTCCTCACGCAGATCATAGTGATCTTCTAGTGCAGACAACTCAGAAGCAGCATCGCACAGAAGGTTCCAAGCAAATCCCAACCTTTCATGGATCTGGGTAGCTTTTTGGTCTAGGGGTAGTTGTTTAGAGTGCGGCATAAAGGTATCCTCCTGTAAATGTGGCTAGTTTAGCTTCGTAAATGTGTGTCCAAGCATTGCAAGGGCGACCCTTCTTATCAGTTTCACCAGTAAGCATATAGCATCCGAAGTGATTCTCTGTGTAGGGGTTGTAGGTAACGACATAAGGCATCTTCTTCTTGAACTCATCAGTAGTGCCGTTAATGGTTGAAGGCGAGATTACTGTCCCTCTAACAAATGCGTGGACATTCTTCCTACCTTCACGCCTAACCTTTTCTCTACCAGCAGGTTGCACAGCGAACTTTACATCTTTCAGGTAGAGGCTCTGACAACGCTGTAGGTGCTTAATTACCTTCCCACCCCTACGAATGGACATACAGCCATTGTGGAGGTTACGATAGACCTCGACGCGATCACCATGATTCAGCTTTCCATTCCTAAGTTTACTCATCACCTTTGCTCCCAGGTCTGTAAGGATGTAGGAAACAGTCTGTAGCTTCACACTTCCTTGCTTCTTGTGCTGATCCGATACAGTTAATGCACATCAGGTATATGGCTTCCTTGCGGCTACCATTTGCTGCCTTCTGCGCCCTCTCAGGCCACTTCTCACGAAGTATTTGCTCGTTTGTTTTCATCATGCCCCTATTATAACACAGATTTGCTAAGATGCAAGAGAAACTTTAGAAAAAAACCAGTCAGGCGCAGGAGTGCCCCAGTTCCACTCAGCTATATCAGCCTTATCACCCATGTAGTAGGCTCTGTAAGCCTCCACAGGGCACGATCTCTTGTACTCATCAGGCATCGCTTGGGCGAAGGGCGTGAGGCCGATCTCGGGCATCCCATGAGGAGTGTGTGCGAGGTCATGGATTAGCTCTCCAGACTTGTGGTGCTTGCCTCGACGCTTCGTAAACTCCACCAGAAGCTCATGGTAGAGCCTCCAAGCCCAGCGATAGTTAGCACCAGATTCTCGTATCCATTTGGTGCATGGATGATTTAAATGAGCTTTTTTGTAGACATTCTCTGCTTGAGGCGTATCATAGACACGATGGGCAGTCGAAAGCATCTGAGCAGTCTCAAGGATCATTTTGACGCAATGCTTGTCACAATGCATTTGCGCTGCAATTGAAGGATTTTTATCGAGTACGAAAATGTTCATGGCCTATATAATACCAGACGAGGTTAATATGGCAAGCAAAAAAAAGAAAAAAACGCGGTGCTGGAAAGGATACAAGCCTACACCTGGCGTAACTCCTTTCGCTAAAGGGTCTTGCGTAAAAGAGGGAAGTTATACAAAAATAACCAACCTGATAACTGAGGTTGCAGCATGGCAAAAGAAATCAGGTAAAGATCCTAAAGGTGGACTAAACAGAAAGGGAGTAGCGTCTTACAGAGCAGCAAATCCAGGTTCTAAGTTAAAGATGGCAGTAACAACTAAACCATCTAAGCTGAAGAAGGGAAGTAAGGCAGCCAACAGAAGAAAGTCTTTCTGCGCTCGCATGAGTGGCATGAGAAAGAGACAAAAACCCAGCAACAACACAGGCAAGGATCGTCTCAGTCTTTCTCTGAAGAAGTGGAACTGCTAGAGTGTCGGTTCATTCCGAGTAGTCCGTAGCCCACAATATCCTGATAGGGATTCTCGTCAAAAGCAGTAGGATTATTAGCAATCCGAAACAGTTTGTCAAGAATCCTAGCGATAGTGAGCAAATCGTCATACTGATTGGGCTGGATGCCTTCGGGAAACATCTGTCGTAGACATTCACCACTACGACCAAAAGAATCACCGTAAGCAAGTTGCTTATCAGATACCAGTTTTCCAACCTTATCACCTATCTCTGCAAAATTATTACTACTCATTTTTTTCTCCTATAACTTGAAACCCTATACTCCAACGATCAATGTCTGTATAAACACAATGTTTCAGCAACTTATCACCACTTGATCCTGTTTTAAAAATCCGAAAAGTGAAGCCTACGCCATCGTAAGAAGTTCTGACCGTTTCATCTCTTGCGCTAAAATATCTAAAGAAAGAAGTGCCTTCCTGAAATGTTCGTGTAATGTACAAAGTCCACCTCGGCTGATCGGCGTTAGTGTGCCAGCCCATAAGACCCTTGGGAGGATAATAATGAACTCCTGTGCTTTTAACTTTAAACTCACTACCCAAAGAAGGTATTTTATCTTTGAATATAGACTTAGCAAACTCTACTAACTGCGAATCGTCTTCAAGCAGCGGGAAAAGGTATAAGTCTCTATCAAATGCCTTATTAGTACACTCTGTAAAAGAGAAATGATCCTTGTTGATAAATCTCGAAACATCTTCAGTTAACCAATCCGCTTTCTGTTTAGAAGCATCACTTAACTTTAATGAATTAATGTAGCTATCAACAAGACCGCACTCAGTAGTTTTCCAGGAAATGCACTCTACCAAGACATTACCTCCTAATCCCTATCCCTTAGATTATTCCAGTCAATCGTATCCAAAGCCTTCTCCACAAGTCTAAACCTTCTATATGAGGCTAAAGCAATAGCAACGACCTGACGAGAGGCAACACTACCGTCTTGAAAGTTTGCATACATCTCAATGTCATCTAAGTAGTTACGCAAATCAAGATGAAGCTCTTTAACTCCAAGCATAGCTTTGGCGCAATGATGAATATAAGATTCAATAGGCATTAGAACCAGAAAGGTACGGGGTCGTTGATTTTTAGAGAAAGCTCATATATCTCTGTGTAAATTGCTTTCAGGGCGTTCGCAGAATCCATATGTGCCCCCTCACTACCAATGTGGCTCTTCTTAGTGTGAGCCTCCATCATTCGTTCGTACTTCTTCTGTAGTTCGTCTCTCTTTTTTCTTAAGTCTTCCATTATAGATTGATGTTTGTTTTTTTCTTAATTGAATCTAAAATCTTCCTAGTTTTTGCAACGCAAAAACCTATCTCAGTAGATAGTTTCCTAATGTTTATTCTGCCATTAGGCTTAACTAAATAAGGGTTTTTAACAACAGTTCGAATTGCAGTCTCTTGATCCTCATTGTATGTGTGCTTCGAATCTTCAAAGAAAGAATCAACTGATATGCTAGATGAGTCTGTATCTTGCGACACTAGGATATCACTATACTCGGTAACGTCTACGGTGTTCTTATGAATGGCGTATCGTTTTGAGATCCTTGCTCCCTTTTTATTCTTTAAATTCCAAAGACACGTTTTCATGTACTTATTGAAGCCCATTGTGCCCCAAAAAGAATCAAACGGCTGGCCTTCCTTTTTCGCAAAGCCAGCAACAGCCTCAAGTGTGGCTATCCTTAAATCCTGCAAGTTGTCCTCAAAACTTGCGGTTGCTGCATCCCCAGAAATCTTAGTACAGATCTTCGATAGTAGTTTACCATACTTATCGTCAATCAACTCCCATTGCTCTTGTGTAATCATGCGGCTAGTATACCACCAATCTGTCGAATTTCAAGACAATTCTTTGTTTTCTTTCATTTGAATTACAGTCACTTCTGCTTTCGCCAATAGTGCTAACGCTTCCATGCAATTCTTATTTGTGTACATATCCTTATACACCACTCTCCTAATCCCAGACTGAATGATTAACTTAGCGCAATCAAAACAAGGACTACAGGTAACGTACAATGTCGCCCCCTCAGAAGAATTAGTAGACCTAGCTAACTTGGTGATGGCATTAGATTCGGCATGAAGAACTTCTGGCTTAGTGTACAACTCGTCCACATGATTTATGTATTCACAATCATTATTGAAGCCCCTCGGAGTTCCATTGTACCCCTCAGAAATAATCTGTGTATCTTTTACGATCAAACAGCCGACTTTCGTTCTTTTTGCGTGAGACAAAGAAGAAAGATTGTCGGCCATTTTTAAATAAACACGGTCTAGTTTAGTTCTATCAACCATCGTTGGAAGGTAAGATTTCTACTTTTTGGACTGCGTGATCTGGGATACTTATAGTAGACCCATCTGATGTTAGGAATTGCCAGTAACCATCACCTCTAAGGTAGGTGAGGATTCCGAAAGAATCGACTGGCGTATCTTTATCTGTATATGAAATAATTACGTTTAGCATTGTTAACCTCCTATGCTTTTTATTATAGTACCTGTGTTGGTACTCCCGTCAGGATTTGAACCTGAAATCTACGGATTAGAAGTCCGTTGCATTATCCAATTATGCTACGGGAGCTTATCTTTTGCCCCCGAAGTATGCAACGGCATATCCTTCGGTGATTAGTTGTTGATTAATGTCCACTTTAGGGACGCACTCATTATTAGTATGATACACGATACCTAGGTATCGACCGTATTTTCCTTTTTCTTTAGTAGCAAGAATTAGACCTTCTTGATTCTCTTCTAGTATCTCAATAAGTCTCTTCTTGCTGGCTAGTCCTCTGGCCTTTTCCTCCAAATCCCTAGTCCTGCTCTCTGGTGTATTAATTCCATACATCCTGACTCGGATCTTATGGGAGATATTAAATCCCAGGTCAATGCTGCAATCAAACGTATCTCCATCCACGATGTGATCTATTGATTTAATTTTATACTCGTACATTTCAATTTCTACTGTATTGGTAGGATGGATGGGACTCGAACCCATACTTGATAGATTTTAAGTCTATTGCCTCTGCCGATTGGGCTACCATCCCATATACTTTAGCCAATCGTTCCCTGTTTCTAAATATGTAACTATGCATGGCTCCCCGACGAGGACTTGAACCTCGGACAATTCGGTTAACAGCCGAATGCTCTACCAACTGAGCTATCGGGGAATAAGATTAGTCCTTCACCAGCTTTAGACTGCTTTCGTCCTCAGACTTCCCTTCTCCCAATAGAGACTCTAGCTCGGTAATATCTTCAGAAATAGTAACTCTACTTTCCTTGATACCCTTTAGTTGCTCTTCTGTAGAGGCGATATACTCATCCATTTGAGTAAGATTCTTTGTTGCTCCCTCTAGGAGAACAGTTAAATATTTTTTAATTGCGTCATTCATTTTTTAGTTTTTCCTTTTGTTTTGGTAACTGCTTTACTCATTTCATCACTCTGCATGACATCATCAGGGTGAGCGAAAATTGTATTCTTCAAAAGTTCCCTAATATTCTTAATCATATCAATTTCGTACATAATAACTCCTATCATTTGGTAGGCCAAGCTGGACTTGAACCAGCGACTACAGCCTTATAAGGACTGCGCTCTAACCGACTGAGCTACTGGCCCAGTAAAAAATGAGAGAGAGGGCGTTTCCATTATGGAGCTTCCCTCTCTCCCACAGTTAAAAAGAACAATTGATGGGGTTTAATCCATCAGGGCTATATTATAGCCAGCTTTACTTAGTTGTGGCTTTCTTTTTGGATTTTTTCTTCTTCTTTGCAGCAGGTTCAACTGAGACTTCAGGAGTTCGTCCTTTTGTCTCTGCTCTCCTAGCTGCATTACGAAGTTTGCGAGTTCTTCCACCCATGATCTTCCTCCTCTATGTTAGATATAAACAGGCCATCTTTTTCGACCCTCATGGTATAATATTTAGCATCATCCAAAGGCAACTGCTTTTTTAAAATAGCATCTGCAACTTGAGTGGCTATATTATTTTTAATAAACTTTGCTATATCTCTTGCTCCGTACTCCTCATGATTAGAATTCTTAACGACATAATTAACCAAAGCATGAGTTCTTTTTACAGGCAATGCACTCATCTCCATGCGAGCAATCTTTCTCAACTCATTCTCCTGTAATCGGTTAAAGAAAATAAACTGGTCGATTCTATTTAAAAATTCAGGATTGAAATTTTTCTTAATGGATTCTAGTATGACCTCTTTCGATTCTTCATAAGCGAAAGTTTCAGAGCCGAAACCCACTCTCCGATCACCTAGTTTACTGTCCTGTATACCTTGATTAGTAGTGAAGATAAATATTGATTTAGAGAAATCTAACACATTACCCATGTTATCCGTACAAGTTCCATCATCTAAAAGAGATAGCAAGAAATCATAGAATTTAGGATTGGCTTTTTCAATCTCATCAAAGAGAATAATCCAAGAATTAGATTTCTCTGCTTTTTCAGCTAAAAGGCTCGTCTCAGTATGACCCACATAACCTGGAGGAGCGCCGATTAACTTAGCGTAGTCATGAGCAGATGAAAACTCCCCACAATTGACCTTAAAATAATTGCCAGAGTAGTTTTGTCCCAAAACCTTAGCTAGTTTACTCTTGCCTACTCCCGTGGGTCCAATATAAAAAAATGAGCTAAAATCAGCAATCCCAGCTATAAGTAGTTTAACAGCATTGACGGTCTTCTCACAGGCTTCCTCTTGACCTATTATCTCTTTTTTAAGTTTATTACTTAATTTAACTAAGTCCTTAAAAGTCTTCAGAGATTTATTTTTTGCTTTAGGTTTTGCTACCTCATTCATGCCCTCTATATGCTTTGTAAGAACCGAACGCATCTGGTCAAAAGCAATCATATTATTTATATCATTACAAATAAACTCAAACTCAAAGTGCGGATACGCTTGTATAATCGTAGCATATAAAGCGTTAGTAATTTCTAACTGTATTTCTTCAGTTAATTCACTCTCTGCAATAACATAATAGGAACTAGCGTCCAACAAAAGAGTGTCTACTAATTTTCTTTTATATGAGGATACCCTAAATGAAGCAGGAACATCATTCAAATACTCTCTAAAGGTTTCATAAACTTTTGCCTCCTTATCTGTGGAGTAAGTCCTGATTGAAATTATCTCATCAAGGTCTTTGCAAAAGAGTTTAAAATATTTACTCATTACTGGCTAATTCTTCTATTTTGTGGAAGAGAGATACTGAAGAACTTCCTTCAGTTTTCTTAGTGTTACTCTCAAATTTAATTAACAGGTCCATAACTTTTAACGCACTTCCCTTTGAGGATTGTGCTAACTTCAAACAATCAGTCATCTGCTGCTTGGCTACAGAATCTTGAGGGTTTTCGTCAACCATATTCTTAAAATACCTGTAGGCATCTAAAGCTAGTTGACGGTCTTCAGAAGACTCATCTAAGATTTTCTTAGCATACTTCTGTAATCTATTTTGGTCTAATACTGGTCGTTTTAATTGGTACTCTTTCGCCATCTCTTTCTTTTTCTATATAATAGTTAAGCATATTACCAATATTCTCTACTGATAATTCTAGCTTTATAGTTGCATTAAAGGTGGGTACAGGAGTATCACCTTTTCTTAGTAAACTTTTCGAAGTTATCATCTTCAAATTCCTCCAAATTTAAATCGTCGTAGTCCTTCTCTGCGTCATTGTTAAGTTCAGCTTTAATGGACCTTAGTTTATTCTTAATTGAATCATCTTCAGGGACTGTAACTTTTGGGCGACCTGAGAACTTTTTATAACTTTTACTCATCAGAATAAGCTCTCTCTTTTATCTTGTCAGCCTCTTTAGCCTTAGAATCTCTGTCTACATCCCTTCCATGGTGTTCCGTAGTAATTCTCCTAGCCTCTTTATACAGCAGATACTTAACGCCTAAATCAGTTGATGGATAATAACCAAAAACGCTACACGTTAAATTAATAAGACTGCCTAAAAAATCAAAAAAGTAAAACACTAGTAAATCCAGGTATTTAATCATCTTCATCAAAAACATATTTAACCTTCCTTTTCTTTAATTCCTTCATAACAGATCCATTTAAAGGAAACTTAACTCCTACATTCTCTTCTTCTGTATCCCAAAAAAAGGTGGCACAGGCTGGGTCTTTTTCCATTAAGTCCCACACTATGTTATAGACTGCACACTTATGAAAGTATTTGAAGAATTTAGGATCACCTAATATGAATAGTTCTCCACCGTTTCTTCTATTAAGAAAAAACTGCATTTGTGCCTCTGTGATATACAGTCCATTAAGATCGCGCCCCAAGGGCTTTCTGAAATCACCTTTACTCATAGGTATAAAAATTCCCCCACTAAGTATGTAGTATACCTAATGGGGGAATTTTAACTAATTGTTGCTGTAAGAACTAGCGAGATCCCAAAGGCTGGTATTAATAGCAATATTCTTATCAATATTGGTAATCTTACGGCTCCTACGGCGACCGTTAGTAACTAGGAACCCTCCTTGAATAAGGTTCTCCTGCGTCCTGTTAAACACAGTCCAAAGATCAGAGCCCATGTCCTCACCTCTACGAGCCTGTAGAACGGTGTTGACTGTAATGTCATCAGGATCCTCAAATCGCAACTTAGCGGCATCACGCCCAAAGGAACGCATCTGGTCACGATCCAGATTAATGTCCTGCCACTCGTTGACAACATTCATAATGCGAGTGCTGTTATCAATAAACTCCTGAGAGGCTTTAATAACCTGCTCATCTGTGTAACCCATGTGACGAATCTTAATTGATCCGAACTCTTGGTCACTCACAACCATTCCGTTAGAGCAAACGAAACGGTAAAGACCCATGCGAAGGTCATAGTTAGATTTGCCATTGTGAGAGTTGAACAGAACGATCTCAGGAATCGTCTTGTCTACTTCAGGCGCAATAGCCTCATCTCGACGCAAGCGAATAAGGTGCTTCGCAAATTGCTTGTTGCTCTCTTGATGAGAATTAACCTGTGATACCTCTGTGGGGATCCACCCTTGATCCTTCAGAACACCAAGAATCCTAGTAGTAGGAATAAAGGTGTACTTCTCGGAAACTGTAGGAGCGGCTTTTTCTGCGAAGATTGCGGGGTTGTTTTCTTTAGTTAGAATCATAATTATTTTTCCTCGGTAATGTGAGTTTCTGTGAAGGCTTCTTCTCTTGTAAGTCCACGCTCTTTCTGGTCTTTACTCATTCGAAATCTCTTACCTGTCTGTTCGGTGTACTCTTTAATAGTCGAGTACGTCGAAGAGGGGGAGGAGATTGTCTCCTTTTTTTCTGTAAACACCTTTGAGAACGCTTCGTCTATGATGTTACTCAGCACACCAAAGAAGCCATCATCTTTTTCATTCATCGTCATATTATACCCTATTATCTATGGATTACAAACTTAAAATGCGATTAATTTTTAATTCGCTGTAAGCTCTTTGTTTTCAGCAGGTTGGGTCTCCACACCCACCGCTTCTCTGAGTCCTGCGAACTTTTCACCACTTGAAAAGCTATTATCAAACTCCTTGCGTTGGAACTTAACCCCGTTCCAACTGTACCATGCCCCACTCTGATCTACGATATTATCTAGGACTAATTGCTTCAGCATACCTGCACAAGCGTTCAACCCCTCATCATACATCAACTCAAACTCACACTCCCTAAATGGAATGGATACTTTATTCTTAGTGTTCCTGACCGTCCCTGTGATTCCGATAACTTGTTTGTTATCGTCTCGCACAAGATCCGCAGTCTTATTAGAGATACATTTAAGATTTACTCCTAGGTAGTAATCTAAAGACTTCCCTCCTGCTGCCATGGTTTCTGGATTACCATACATTACTCCAACTTTACTTCTGATTTGATTAATTACAACAAGAGCAACCTTATGCTTACGCATGAGGGGATTGATCTTCCTCAAACAAGCTCCAGTAGCTTTTGCTCTTATCGCACCCTGCATATTATTCCCGTCATAATTTTCCGCATCGTACTCAGCTTTAGAAGGGGACACAGCAATACTATCATAAGCAATAACAATAGGAGTGTCAGGGTCAGCTTCTCTAATGGAGTTAATTGTTTCTTCCATCACTTGAAAGCTCTCTTCCAAAGTTTCTGGCGTAGAGTAAATCAGTCTCTCAGGATCAACACCTAGTTGTCTAGCAAACGTAGGATTATACGCATTTTCACTATCCACCAGCATAGAGTAATAACCCTTACTTTGTGCCTCTTTTAAAATATGTGTGGCAAACACAGTTTTTGCAGTCGAGGCTTCTCCATGAAATTGGGTAATCATTCCAATAGGAATACCCTTCATATAATCACCAGAAATGATCTTATTTAAAGCATAGCTTCCAGTAGAAACAAACCCCAAATCGTGAGCTTGCTCTGACAATAATCCTGCGTTCTTTAGTCTTTTTATTACTTCGTTGTTCATATGTTATTATAGATTTGACTTATACCTAACCACTATAAATAACCTCTTTTATTCCGTACTTGTGAATTAAACCCATACAGCATGGGCAAGGTTTTGCTAGATTGTTATTGTGTCGATAAACGTAAAGTTTTGTGCCCTTGAGGTTTATACCCTGTCGCACAGCTTTGTAGATTGCATAGCTCTCAGCGTGAAGAGTTTGATAATTTCCTGACCCAAATTTAGGATGTGTCTTTCTTGAGTTATGCGCTTTGGTTAAAATTCTCTTCCCTCGGGCTATACAGGCCCCTAATTTAAACCTATGATTTGACTTATAAGATTCTTTAATTGCTACCCTCATCGGCGCAGGCGGGTCATCCAAGTCATTCATTGCATTTTATCGGGGTAGTAAGCTCCCTCGCCCGTAATTTTAAACTTAGGTAAGCTGCCTGAGAAATGAACTTGTTCTAAGGTAGCTTCTTCCTTCTCAGTAGGGTCACAAGTAGGGCAATGTGAGGGACGATCCTCGTCGTACTCTGTCATGGTTTGAAATAATTCAAACACCATATCACACTTCTTGCAATGCCAATTATACACAGGCATTACCGCTTATCTCCCGAACCTTTAATGGTGCCTCTCTCTTTTCGGCTAGTTAGTTTATCCATGTTATCGCTTGCGATACAACCTAAGTGAGAGTTCAGTTCTGTAGCAAGTGCAGCAATATACCACATAACATCACCCAACTCCTGAGCGATCTCATGTTTCTGTTCAGGGGTAAGCACTCCTTCCTGATCCCGCATAATCTTCTTAATTTTGTTACACACCTCACCAGCTTCACCTGCTAAACCAAGTGCAGGGTAGTAAAGGTTATCACCTTGATGGGGATAAATTGCAGTCTCCCAAGCTTCTTCTTGATATCGGTTAAGCTGATAATAATTTTCGTCTGAACGGTGTTCCATAAATCAAGTAATCTCCATCCAATGATCGACCATCTCCTCAACCATACTTCTAAAAGAGTACCTAGGTTGCCAACCGAGTTCCTTCCTGATTTCAGAAGAATCGCCTTTTAGGAAATCTAGCTCCTGGGGCCTGAAGTACTTAGGATCTTGAGTTACATAGTCTCTGTAATCCATATCTAGAATAGAAAAAGTTACATCACACATCTCTCTGATGGTCCGACTCTCTCCAGTAGCAACAGTCCAATCACTTGCGGTATCATGGTTTACAATTTTATGCATGGCTCTGACATAATCCTTAGAGTGTCCCCAATCTCTTGAAGCATCTAAATTACCTAAAGCCAACTGATCTCGCAAACCCTTTTTGATTTCTACTGCTCCCTTGACAATCTTGTTAGTAACAAAGTTTGATCCTCTGCGAGGAGACTCATGATTAAACAAAATCCCGTTACAAGTGTGCATACCGTAAGCAGCACGGTAATGCCGTACCAAGTTATAACCTAAAACCTTAGCGCAACCGTAAGGTGACGTAGGATTCATAGGGGTAGTCTTTCTCTGGTATCCATCTTCGTCTACGCTATTACCAAACATCTCAGAAGAGCTTGCTTGGTAGAACTTAACCTTCGGGATGAAATTCCTACAAGCCTCTAGCATATTAAGAACACCCAATCCATTAGTTTGAATTGTAAATGAAGGGACATCAAAACTAATCCGAACATGGCTCTGAGCGCCCAAGTTGTAAACTTCATCAGGCTCCACATCGCTGACAATCCTGTTTAAGGATAATGGATCGAGTAGATCCCCATAATGGGTCACGATATCCAAATCTTTAATTCTGCTGTCTTGGTTTTCGGGAACTGAATTT